GTGAAAGCCTTTGAAGATAAAGCCTTGGCGGTGTCCGCGGACATGGCGGACGCGTTAGCGGACGGCGGGGCTGCGGCAACCGCCGTAGGCTGCCCCCCTAGGCTAATAGGGGGGGAGCAAAATAAAACCCCAAATCCGAAGGGTGCGGAAAAAACAGAAAACCAAGAATTTCAATTCGAGTATTTCAGTCATTTTGTATCGGACGGCAAAGGCAGATTTATAGAAATACCGTTAAGGCGTGGCAGGGATGACGGAGCGTTCATAGACCAAATCACTTTCACGATACATGAAAATTCCATGACGAAAGTAACCGGAAAGGGATTGGTATCAGATACGGAATTCGTTGTCCGGTATAGCGAGCTGCTTGAAGAAATCTTGGGATTCGGCATTACCAAAAAATTACCGTTTAAAGGAAAGTTTTTCTATCAAAGCTGTTATCAATTCGGGCCCGATAACGTCGAATACGGAAAGGTTCATTACGGCGGCCAATGTGAAACGATGTTGGTTGAATTGAACGGTACAGGCTGCATGGCTGCTTTACCCGGTTGGGAAAACCGATTGTATGAATTTTTAAGTAAATGCGTCCGACCCAAAATAACCCGTATCGATGTCGCCCATGATTTTTTCAACGGAGAGTACACACCCGATCAGGCAATGTTAGACCACGATAACGGACATTACGACGTACACAATATGCGGCCAAAAAGCGAATGTCGCGGCACGGCATGGCGCAATGAAGACGGCAGTGGAAAAACCTTTTACATCGGCAAGCGCGGAAATTCAAAATTTACCCGTGTTTACGAGAAAGGCAGACAGCTTGGAGATGTTGATAGCCCTTGGGTCAGGTTTGAGGGGGATATAGAAATACCCTTGGATGTCCTACTTTATTCGGGGTCGTATCTAGGCGGCGCATATCCGATTTGCAAGGAGATTTTTAAGACAGAAGCCAAGCGCATGGAAGTAAAAGTTAAAAACGTTAATCTGATATTCGACGTTAAGCTTTTTCATGCAAGGAATCAAGTCGGCAAGATGGTTAATTTCCTCCGCGATATAGGGTGGGACGATAGCAGGATAGTTGATGAGCTGGTGAAAGGCGTTGAAGGTTATCCAAAAGGTTTACAGCCTGAGCAATACGATTGCAAAAACCAAACGCAGAAATTCCAGTATATCCACGAAGAACAGAAAGCCATTAACGCATTGAACATTGAAACACTGTTTGATGATTTGATTGAAGAGAGAGAATACGCATTTCCTCAAGACAGGGAATGGCAACACATCAAGGATATTGAGTACGAGGAACGTCAAATATCCGATTTTTTAAACAACTGAAGGAAATTGAAAAATGTTTGAAACAAGCCAAGTAACCACATATCCGGCCACTTTGTTGGGCGCAAAACAATTCAAAGGCGAAATCGACGGTAACAAAATTGATTCATGCACCGTCTTGGTAGCCAGCCCCATGTCGTCAAACGGCAATGCCGTGGGCTTTACCTCGGAAAGCATGAAGTTTGGTGACAGCCATAATTTTGAAAAATTGAAAAACCTTAAATTCCCCTGTGCGGTTGATCTAACCGTTGCCATGGAATCAACAGGAAAAGGCTTAGTGCAGAAATTGTTGGATTTCCAAGTAAAGGGCGCAGCACCTAAAGCCTAAGAAAGGCTGAATCATGAGCAGATACCAACAGAAATTTATCGTACAGGAATTGGAAAATCACGAATTCATCTATCCCGATTCGTTTGGCGATATTGGATTTACGTCGAACATCAAATCAGCCGGTAAATATGACAGCTATGAAGACGCTTTTAGCTCGGCATTGGAAGAGATAGGCGGGGAATTTGTAATTTCCGGATTCTACGAAAAAGAAGATTAAGTTTAAGAGGCTCGGCAGGCGGTCTCTAAAACCTTCACAAAGCCCGCAAACACATTTTTTTAAAAATTTCGTAAAGGAAAATATCATGAAATTTATTAACACCTGCCGTAAATACGGCGCAAAACTGGCTGTTGTAACAGCCGCCCCGCTGGCTTTGGCGGCACAGGCAAACGCAGCGTTGCCCGAAACGGCAAAAAACGCTTTGGAAGCCGCAAAAGCGGACGGTATGGAAGCCGGTTGGATTGTAGTGGGCGTTTTCGCCGCGCTTTTTGTATTTTCCATCGTTAAGAGGGTGATGAAGTAAGGCGGCATGTACTGCCAAGTCGGAAATAAATGTCTTGAGAAGCACCGGGCCGAAAACCTTTATTTCAGCTTGGTAGTACCAAGAATCAAAGAAAACGGACAGATAATCAGGCCGGAATATAACGGCAGCATGTGGAAGATGTCGGACGGTCAGCCGCTAAGGCTTTCATTGGCGGAATGCAGTCCGAAAGACAACCTGCAAAGCGGTCTTGAAACAGGCCGGATAGTATTCGGCGTCCTCGCGTCCGTTTACTTTGTTTCCCTGCTGAAAAAGGTTTTGAAATGATGGATTTTTATTTCTATCTCGGCGTTGCCGTCCCCGTATTAATCGGGGCGGTTCTGTTTAAGGATTGAGCGCATGAAGTTATGGTGTCAAAATCAGGCTTTCAAAACAACCTTTGAAAGGCAGAACCATGAACAAGCCGTTTATCACGCAGGCGCAGTTGGCACTTTATAAATATCAGCCGTCAAGCGAGTATTTTGGGCAATCGATGGCTTTTATTGCTCAGAAAGAATTTGAAGAATTTGTTAATAACGTAAAAGAGTACGATATTTTAGAGAGCTTCTCTTATTTCTTAAATAAGAGGGTCGCACATAATATTTGGAAGATTTATTTTTCTGATGAGTCTGTTATTTTTATAAGAAAATCAGAAGAGAACGGAAAAACTGTTCATGAATTCGTTTATCAAGAGTACACCGATAGTTCTGATTTTAATTCTATGTTCGAGTAATTCTTATTCTGAACCTGTAAGATTAGAAAAATCACAAATTAAATTTCAATCAAGTAATAATTTAAAATCAATTGGTTTTAAATTAGATTCAAGTTCTAACAGTTTTTCCAAATTCACAGAAGCGGCAAATTTCGAGCACATCCCCACGGGCGCAAAAGCCCGAATCAACGCCAAAATAACCGCCAGCGTATCCCGCGCCGGCGTATTGTCGGGGGTCGGCAAACTTGTCCGGCAAGGCGCGAAATTCGGCACAAGGGCGGTTCCCTATGTCGGAACAGCCCTTTTAGCCCACGACGTATACGAAACTTTCAAAGAAGACATACAGACACGAGGCTGCCGATACGATCCCGAAACCGACAAATTTGTAAAAGGCTACGAATATGCTAATTGCCTTTGGTACGAAGACGAAAGACGTATTAATAGAACCTATGGCTGCTACGGCGTTGACAGTTCGATTATGCGCCTTATGCCCGATCGCAGCAGATTCCCCGAAGTCCAACAACTGATGAAAAGTCAAATGTATAGGCTGGCACGTCCGTTTTGGAATTGGCGTAAAGAAGAACTGAATAAATTAAGTTCTTTGGATTGGAATAATTTTGTTTTAAATCGTTGCACATTTGATTGGAACGGCGGAGGTTGTGCGGTCAATAAAGGTGATGATTTCAGAGCTGGGGCTTCTTTTTCCCTTGGCCGCAATCCGAAATACAAAGAAGAAATGGATGCCAAAAAGCCGGAAGAGATTTTATCGTTGAAAGTCGATGCCGATCCCGACAAATACATAAAGGCAACCGGATATCCCGGTTATTCCGAAAAAGTAGAAGTCGCACCCGGAACAAAAGTGAATATGGGGCCCGTCACGGACAGGAACGGGAATCCCGTTCAGGTTGCCGCAACATTCGGCAGGGACGCGCAAGGCAACACCACGGCGGATGTACAAGTAATCCCGCGTCCCGACCTCACGCCCGCAAGCGCGGAAGCACCTCACGCACAGCCGCCGCCCGAAGTATCGCCCGCCGAAAACCCCGCAAACAACCCGGACCCCGATGAGAACCCCGGCACGCGCCCCAATCCCGAACCCGACCCCGATTTGAATCCCGATGCAAATCCCGATACGGACGGACAGCCCGGAACAAGCCCCGATTCCCCGGCCGTTCCGGACCGCCCAAACGGCAGGCATCGCAAAGAAAGGAAAGAAGGCGAAGACGGCGGGCTTTCGTGCGATTATTTTCCGGAAATCCTAGCCTGTCAGGAGATGGGCAAACCTTCGGACCGCATGTTTCACGATATAAGCATACCGCAGGTTACAGACGATAAAACATGGTCTTCACATAACTTTTTACCGTCTAACGGCGTATGTCCGCAGCCGAAAACCTTTCATGTTTTCGGCAGGCAATATCGGGCAAGCTATGAACCGTTGTGCGTGTTTGCCGAAAAAATCCGGTTTGCCGTACTGCTCGCCTTTATCATTATGTCGGCTTTTGTCGTTTTCGGTTCGTTGGGGGGGGGGAATAAATGCCATTACTTTCCGGCCTGATTCCACTTTTAGGCATACTTCTGAAAATGCTGATTGTCAGAATCATCCTTGCAACAGGTCTGACATTCGTAACCTATGCCGGGTATCTCGCCGCACTGGAAAAGTTCAAAGGCTACACGGCAAATGCGATCAATTCCATGCCTTCCGACATATTGAACCTTCTTTTAATTTCGGGATTCGGTCAGGGGTTGGGCTGCCTGTTCGGCGCATTCTCGTTCTTCATTGGTATGCACGCATTCAAAAAACTGACGTTTGTCTTTCCGGGATGAGGTAGAAACATGATTTATCTGTTTACGGGAAACATGGGGGCAGGCAAAACCCCCCGCGTCGTCTCTATGATTTTGAACAACGAAGACGGATTGTTCAAAATGGAATTGGAAGACGGCACGGAGGCAGACCGGCCGCTTTATTTCTGCCATATCGACGGATTGGACAAACGAAAATTCAATGCCCGCGAACTGGCGGAAGGGCAAATCATGTCCGCCCCGCTTCGTGATGTCATACCGGAAGGCGCGGTGCTGATTGTTGGCGAAGCGCACTACACTTACCCGGTACGCGCGGCAGGCCGTCCCGTTCCGCCCTATATTCAGGAACTGACAGAACTCCGCCATCACGGGCATACCGTCATTTTGATGACGCGGCACCCGAGCCAACTTGATATATTCGTCCGCAACCTTGTTTCAAAGCATGTACACCTTGAACGCAAGGCAATCGGCATGAAACAGTATTATTGGTATAAATGCGTAACCTCGTTGGACAATCCCGCGGGCGTAAGCGGCGTAGAAGCCGCAAATTGGAAACCGCCTAAAGAAGCCTTCAAATACTATAAATCCGCAAGCCAACACCAAAAGTTCAAGAAAAAAGTGCCTTGGGCGGTTTGGGCGTTGATTGCGGTTGTAGGGTTTGTAGGCTGGAAAAGTTACGGCATGTTTCAAGTTTACAGCAAAGCCACAGACAGCCGGATTGAGCAGGAAGCGCAAAAAGAAAGCGTTGTGCAGACGATGACGGAGCAGACGGCATCATCAGAAACAGCGCCTTTTGAGCATTCCGACAATCTGAAACCTGAAGACTTTGTGCCGACTTTGCCCGAAAAGCCCGAAAGCAAGCCTATTTATAACACAGTCCGACAAGTAAAAACCTTTGAGCAAATCGCCGGATGCATAGACGGCGGAAAATCAGATTGCACATGCTATTCAAATCAAGGAACACCCTTGAAAGAAATAACAAAGATAATGTGTAAAGAATATGTGAAAAACGGGTTGCCTTTCAATCCTTACAAGGACGAACGGCAAAGGACGGAACAGGCGGCACAGTCCGCGAAAGCGGACAAGCCCCAAGTTCTCGTAATGGGCGGAAAGTCCTAATAAAATTTAATGTACGACAACTGAAGAGCGCGGAAAACCGTTTGAAGGAATCGGCGGCGGAGTCGTAAAGCAGAAAGTTCTTTTTAAAATCATATTCTGAATACTAAATCTGAGGATGTCATGATTCACAAACCAAGATATATCAAAATTGTAGATGAAAACGGGGATTTCACACGTGTTCTCCGTCTCCATAAGTTCCCGGACACGTCGAAAGTTTTTTATTTCGAGCCTATGTTCTGGCTTAAAGATGGTCGGGTTGCCCGGAAAGACAGTTTGTTTGAAGTTGATTACATTTACGGTGCAGACGGTTGCGGGTTCTTGCCGTCAAATTTAACGGAGTTCAGAAAATATTGCCGGAAAAAGCACCAAAAGTTTAAGGACGATGAAGTTTTAGTAAACCGTTACGCGGTCGATTTTTTGGGTGCGAAGGAACCCCCATATGACGACCGCCATGTGACTTCAGTCAAATATTTTGTTTGATAAAACCAAAATCTGATAAAACCAAAATCACAAATTCAGCCACTACCCCTCAGGATGGCTTGGGCGGAGTGAAGGGGGTTAACTGCTAGAATGGCTGTTTTTTTTTTGGCGTATCTCAGTCCGGAATCGCTTCGTTCGGGGGTTGTAGGTGCAGGAAAATAGGGCGGAAAAAAGGAAAAGGGGGAAGCTTTGTAAAGATTGGGCGCGCTTTTTGCCAAATCTTTACGAATACCCCCTTTTCCTTTTTTATGAACTGTTTTTCAATACCGCAAACCCACTAACGGAGTGATTCCGGACTGAGATACGCCCAAAAAAAATCAGACATTCGGGTCGCAACAGGAATCTTTACCAAAACCTGCAACCCAAATAAAATCAGACACGGCAAAGGAATAGCTAACCCTTGCCGAAACCGTCCGGCCTGAACAAACCACAAACTTAAAGTTTGATGACGAGAATAGGCGGGCGGTTTTCTTGTTTGTGAAATTGAGTAGTATCAAAGAACACAGATTCTGAATAGATAAGGGTAATCCCATGCGTAACGCCGTAGGATTGGATATATCGAAACTGACCTTTAACGCATCCGCCATGGTCGGCAATGCCGAATATTCGGCAAAGTTTGACAACGATTCAAAAGGTTTAAATCAGTTTTCGGACCGGTTGAAAAGCTTGGGATGTCAGAATCTGCATATCTGCATGGAGGCAACCGGCAGTTATTATGAAGAAGTTGCCGACTACTTCGCGCAGTATTACAGCGTTTACGTAGTGAACCCGCTGAAAATAAGCAAGTATGCAGAAAGCAGGTTCAAACGCACCAAAACAGGCAAACAGGATGCAAAGCTGATAGCGCAGTATTGCCGGTCGGCGAAAGAAAGCGAGCTTGTAAAGAGGCAGAAGCCTACGGACGAGCAATACAGGCTTTCACGGATGACCGCAGCATACGCGCAAATCAAAAGCGAATGCGCGGCAATGAAAAACCGTCATCACGCGGCAAAAGATGAAGAAGCGGCCAAAGCATATGCGCAAATCATCAAAGCCATGAATGAACAGCTTGAAGTTTTAAAGGAGAAGATAAAAGAGCAGACGGAGAAGCCTAACTGCAAGGAAGGCGTGAAGCGTCTTGAAACCATACCGGCAATAGGCAGAATGACCGCAGCCGTATTGTTTCATCATCTAACATCTTCGAAATTTGAAACATCAAACAAATTTGCAGCGTTCTCAGGCTTAAGCCCGCAACAAAAAGAATCCGGGACAAGCGTAAGGGGAAAAGGCAAACTGACCAAGTTTGGCAACAGGAAATTACGCGCCGTCTTGTTTATGCCGGCCATGGTCGCATACCGGATAAGGGCATTTCCCGACTTCATCAAAAGGCTGGAAGAAAAGAAGAAGCCTAAAAAAGTCATCATCGCAGCATTGATGCGTAAACTCGCCGTTATTGCGTATCACGTACATAAGAAAGGCGGAGATTACGATCCATCGCGTTACAAATCGGCGTAAATCCCGAAAGGAAAAAAGGCATTTTTTAAATGCCTGCTTTGTCGTGTCTGAAATCCGGTGAATTTTCAAATATTGAAATTCAATGGGTTGAAAATGAATTGTAAAGATGCTGTTGTCAATTAAAGTAGTATCTCGTCAATATCCGACAATCCCGACATCAAATCAAACTCCTAAACATCCCAAATGATTCCAAATTCTACCGCAGCCCGCGCCTGCACCGTTTCGGATATGGCGGACCTCGGCAGGAACGCCGAACCGCCCGCAATTGCGGCAAACAATACAACCTATATCCGCCACTTTTTGCAGATGTGATTTTTCCGCTTCGGTTTTACTTTTCATCCAACTCCCCCACCTCCACCGCCAAACCGCCGCCTGCGACCGGCTCGTCGGCGTAATCGGCGGCAATGCGCCGCACCTGCCTGTCGTTGTGATAGGCAACGCCTTGAAGCGCGTCCAGCGCAACCTTCAGGGCGTTGTCCAAATCGATCACCGTCTTGTTTGCGCCGCCGTCTTTGTTCGCTTTGGGAATCAGCCGCACATATACGGCAACCGCGCCTTCGGACGGCATCGCGCCCGCTTCTTGCGCGATACGGCGGACGACGGACTTATACGCCGCCGCCTCCGCGCTCCTGACCGCCCTGTTGCGCCAAATCCGCCAATATCGGTTTGCCGATACGGGGTAAGGCAGGATAAGGCGTATCACGCGCATTCCCCTGCCGGTTGCGTCCACAGGCCGGCGCCCAATATCGGGCAGGCGGCGTGCGCGGCGCGGATGTATCCGTGCAGCCTTGCCGCCGTCATCGCGCCGGCTCCCGCCGCCGCGCGTTTTTCCGCGCGCTTTTGCCGGACTGCCTTGTTGCGGCAGGTTTTGCACGATTTGTAATAATAGACCCCCCCTTCCTTGCGCGGGACGGCATTAAACCCTTTCTCCAACGGCTTGGTTCCGCCGCAGGCCTTGCAGGTGCGCATTTCTTCCGCCATTTTGATTTTTCCTTTTGTTTTTATGTGTTTAATATCCGAAGCCGTCAAAGTCGTCTTCGCCTTTGCCGTCGCGCTTGCGGCGCAAAACCGCGTCGGAGGCTTCCACCAAAAGCCATACCGCCAACGTCGCCGCCCCGGCAAACGACAGCGCGGTGATGATGCTTAACAGGGTATCCATTGTTTTATTTCCTTTCGGTCGGTTTTATGGGTCGGGGTCGGATTCCCGCCGCCTCCGTCATTCCCGCGCAGGCGGGAATCCGGACCTTGGAACAACAGCAATATTCAAAGATTATCTGAAAGTCCGGGATTCCGGATTCCCGCTTTCGCGGGAATGGCGGCGGTCGGGTTGGCGGGTCAAATGCCTCCGCCCGCCGTTTCAGGCGGCATCGGGCTTTCAGGGTGCGGGGCCCGCCCCGCTTCAGGCGGCATTTTTTCCAACAAATCTTCGACACAGGCGGCCGCCCACGCAAAATTGTCTTCGCCGTCGCGGATGTAATAAGCGGCGGAGATGACGGCAAGCAGCGCGGCCTCCGTGCCGCCGTCGAACCCGCAATCTTTCAGACCGGCGTACATTTTTTCATAGCGGCGGTGTTTGAGTTTCTTGAACTTCGGCGCGCCGGCGCGTTGGCGTTCCAAGTACCGCAGGGCTTTTTCCAAGTCTTCGCGCCCGCCTTTTTCCTTGTGCCGCCAGATGTATTTGAAGGCGTTGCCGAGGTTGAAGTTGAGGTATTGCGCAAACCCGACGCACTCGAAGGCGCGGTTTTTGTAATAGCCCGGGTTGGTATTGCCGCCTTGTTGCGGCGCGGCTTCCGTCCGGACGGTTTCGGTTTGCGTGTTTCGGACCGTCATTCCGTATTTCCTTTCAAATTTGCGTTTTAACGCGGTTTTCAATCTCGGGTAGGCTGGGATATTCCCAAAGCGTTTTACCCGCCTTCCCGCTCAAATTCGGCGCATTGCGGGGGGATATTCCCCAAGCACCGCCGCCCGTCTTGCGATTGCCGCCCCCGATGCCGTCTGAAACGCGCCGGCGGCGCACGGATTGGTTCGCGGGTAGTACGTCGCTTTTTCCTCCGCATCCCGCGCCTTCGCGCATTTCGCAAAACCGCGCACCGGCGTGCCGGTGTTGGTTTTGAAGTCGGCATGGTTGCAATAGAAACAGGTTTCACGCATTTACCGGCCTCCCGCACTAGACACTGTAAGGGTCATATTCATCATGTTTGGGGGCTTGCCATGCCAAATCAGGCTCTTCCTCGAACTTCATAAATTGCCCTTTCCAGCCGCAAACCACCGTTCCCGTTTCGCCGTCCCGGTTCTTGGCGATAATCAGCTCGGCAATGCTCGGATTCTCGTTTCCGTCGTAGTAGCTTTCGCGGTGCGGCATGATGATGATGTTTGCGTCTTGCTCAATCGCGCCGCTGCCGCGAATGTCTGCCATGTTCGGGCGTTTGTCTGCCTGCTTTGTGTTTCCCCTGTTCAACTGGGCAACCAAGACGACGGGGATATTCAGCTCTGCCGCCAAGTTTTTCAAACGGCGCGATATATTCCCCAACTCCGCCACCTCGTCCCTCCCTGCCCTTGGCATGATGTGAAGGTGATCGACAACCAACAAATCCAAGCCGGTAGTGAGTTTTTTCTCCTTAGCCAAAAAGCAAAGCTCGTCAACGTTGAGCAGGTCGCAGTTCACGTCAAACTTCCACTCTTTCGCTTGGCTGACGTAAATCGGCATATTGGCGTAATCGCTTTGCGTCAGATTGCCGGTTTTCAGGTTCTGCATGGGGATATTGCACTCAGCCGCCATGCCGCGCCTTGCCAGCTCTACCGCGCTCATTTCGTAGCTTTGGAAATGAACTGCCTTGCCCTGCTTCAGCGCGAATCGCGCAATGTTTTCCGCCAAAACCGTTTTACCCATAGACGGACGCGCCGCAATCACAATCAGGTTTCCATCCGGCAAACCGCCGGTCATCCCGTCAAGCTTCATCAAGCCGGTAGGCAATCCGAAACGCACGCCGTCAAGCCTTTTGTCCAAACCGCCAATCAAATCCTCAACGGTCTGGCCGAATGTCTTGGTTTCACGCTTTACCGCGTCTTTGCCGGCTGCCGCCAATTCGTCGGCCGCCTTAGACAGCTTTTCTGCGACCGTCCCGCCGTCTTTGGAAACCGCGATTTTTTCAATCGCCGCCGAAGCCTTCAGCAAGCCGCGCTCGACAAACCTGTCGTTCACAATCCCAACGTACCGGCTGATATTCTTCGCGCTTGGGGTGTTTTGGTTCAGGTCTATCAAGTAAGCCAGGCCACCCGCGTTTTCCGCCTCGCCGCGCGCTTCCAGCTTGTCGTTCAGCGTGATGATGTCGATAGGCTCGTTTGCCGCCGCCATATCCAGCAGAGCGCGGAAAATAATCCTGTGTTGCGCCTGGTAAAACTTTTCAGGGGTCAGGATTGCGCACCGCGCAATCGCCGTCGGTTCAATCAAGATGCCGCCCAAAATGTTCTGTTCCGCCCCTACGCTGGCCAGTGATTGGACCGCTTCCGTTTCCTCGATTCGGTTCATGCCCTTCCCCTTGCCGCCTGGTTCGTTTTAGGCGGATGCCATTCAAGGATTTTGACGAAATTGCCCGCCTTGAAAATCCAATCGAAGCCGACCGCAAACCCTGTTTGGTTTTCGCCCATCCAAAACGGGTTCATCGCCACTTTCCGGAAGAAACCGGCAAACCAGGCCAAACCGGTTTCCTTGTCCCCGAACCTCACCTTGCCGTTTGGCGCCGCCGTTCCCAGCATCTCGCACCAGCGGTTTGCAATCGCCCGTTTGCGCGTGTCGTTCAGCACTTGGACGCTTGGCAACCGGCCGCCCAAAACTTCGTTGTACAAATCGGCGATTTCCTGAAGCGGTACGCCGTGGGTTTTGCGGCGGCGCGGAACATTCGCATTTTTCGGTTTTCCCGAAAGGCCGCCGTTGCCGTTACTGTCGCTTTCGGCCTTCGGCGAAGTCGGTTCGCCGGTTTCCCGCCCGCACGTTTCCGCGTCAGCGGAAACAAACGCGTCAGCGTTCAAACCGCCTTTGCCGTTTCCGGCGTTTGGGGGTAAGGGGGTATATACTGCTAAATCTTCTGTTAAATCTTCTGTTCTTATAACGGCTGTTGATTCCTCACTCCCCGAATGTTGATTTTGAAGTTCGGGGCTGTTGATATTGCATTTCGGGGCTGTTGATTCCCCACCCCCCGAATGTTGATTTTGAAGTTCGGGGCTGTTGATATTGCATTTCGGGGCTGTTGATTCCCCACCCCCCGAATGTTGCAACATCAAATCATCAAAAGCGTCTAAATTCAGTTTGTAGTAAATGCGGTGTTCAATTCGTTTTTCAGTCTCAATCAATACGCCGCGTTCCCTCAGCTTTGCCCGTGCCGTTCTTTGTTCCTGAACGGACAGCCCGGTTTCAATTTCAATTTCTTCCGCTGTTCGGTAAATGCCTGATTCATACTGCGTCTTATCGTTCCAGTAGAAGAAATGCCCGAATAATATTGCCGCATTTACACCGCCCAAAGGCTTTGCCAATTTCGGGTAATACGCGATTGGCCTGCCTGCCGCTCTCAAACTTTCAGACGGCTTCATCATCAACCCCTTTCACTTTTTCGACCCGCCCGTCCAACGCTTCCCGTGCCTTGCCCGCGTCTTCCGCCTGCATATGAGCCGGCACCGGCAAGCGGGCTCCGCGTATTCTTTGTTCCCGGCTCATGGTTCAATTCCTGACTTTGCGATTGAGTAATGGGCAACGGGATTTTTACAGTTACCGACCTTGTATTTCGGCTTGGCAAACACGAAGCCCCTGCCTTCCAAGTCGGTTATCCGTGCCGCAAGCCGCGTCACCTTCAGGTTCTGATAAGCCTCAAGGGATGTGATGCATCCCTTGTTACGGATGTAATCGACAATTTGTTTGCATTGCGTTTGTTTTTGATTCATAATCGCCTTTCGCCGTTACCTGAACCGCTTCCCTGCAATTCAGGGGGATTACCCGCCCCGTGCGGGTTTTTCTTTATCGGCCGCCCGTCTGTCCGGGCGGTCAGCCGTCTTTCCGATTTGCCATCACCCCGTTGCAACCGGGTTTCCACACAACGGCCGACGGAGTAAAAAAATGCCGTCCGACTTATCCTTCATACTTACCAAAGAGCTTATCCGCAGCGGTTCTATCCGCTTAAGCGGCAGTACGGCCAAAGGACAAGCCGGAGAATTGGCGGTATTCATCCGAACACTTCATCAAAAACCCGAAGAATCGGAGCCAAATACCGATGACGAATATTTAATCGGGCTGCTTTTCAAGTAATTCAAAGCCGTCTTTCAAACCCGGCGCGATTTTGTAAACCTCATCGCAGCCTTTGGCGGCGGCTTTCAGCATCGCCTTTTTAATCAGCCGTCTGTCTTTCTTCGACAGGCGGTTTCTGTCCTGCTTCTTCATTTTTTTTCCTTTCCGGTAAATTGCGGATGACTTCCGCTTCAATTCGGTTATATCAATTAACATCTGACCCGACGGGCTTTTTATTTGGGTTACAGACGTGTCGAGGGGAAAGCCCGCACTTCCTCAGCCTTCACTCTTTTGCCGTCTGAAAATAAAAAAATTGCCCGCCCAGACCTCAATGCTTTTGAAATTGCTCCTTGAGTAACGCCGATTTCTTTTGCTGTTTTCGCCTGTCCGTGCTGCTCAACATACTCATTTAGCGGAATTTTCTTCATAAATTACTCCAAATAATAGAGATATTATTACCGCAAGTAATTCAAAAGTCAATACTTGCGGTTATTTGATTATTATTACTTACAGTAATATATTTAAATTATTTAATATGTTTAAATTATCGAAGGAGGCGGCAAAATGAAAAAAAGAGAATTAAATGAAATTGAGACGGCTGAATGTGCTGAACTAAAAAGAATTTTTAACTCAAAAAAAGAAGAACTTAAGCTAACTCAATACAAGCTGGCAGAAGCTGTAGGAGTTACTCAAAGCGCGGTGAACCATTATTTAAATGGCACCAACGCCTTAAACGCCTCCATTGCAAGCCAGTTTGCCAAAATCTTGCAAATTCCTGTTTCGGATTTCAGCCTCCGACTTGCCGAAGAAATAAGCAGTATGTCCATCGGCATTGATGGAGATAAATTGCTGGCACTGCAAGCAGACAATCTCGACACCAACACCATCACCCTCAACCTATACGACGTATCAGCCAGTTGCGGTCATGGGGTAGTCAACCCCGACTATCCGCAACTGCTACGCTCGATTGAGATTCCCAATGACGCGCTATTCGAGCTTTTGGGGACAAACAATCTGACAAACGTGCAGCTTATGCCGCCGGACGGCGACAGCATGGAGCCGACCATTCCACAGAAATCGATAACTTTAATCAAAACAGACGTTAGCAAGTTTCAGACCGGCGGCATCTACCTGTTTACCTTTGACGGTTATACCTACATCAAACGCCTGTCCAGAGGCAAAGGCGGCGCGATACACGCTACCAGCGACAACAGGCATTACGCCAAGTCGGATTTTCTGATAAACCCTGAAGAAGCCGACAAATTCCACATTCACGGCAAATTTTGGAAAGTTTTGCCGCTTGATTTTTTAGACCTTTGACCGCCCCTTTGGACAGCCTGACCGTAATCGGCCCGGTCTTCCGGCAGGGCGTGCCGGATTGACAAATTCCTCTAGGGGGAAATCTCAAAAAGTCGGATTTACAGATTTACACAAAGTGTAAATTTCATAGGGTAAAGAAAAGAAAAGCGTGTGATAATCTGCCGCCGGCGCGGGCACGGGCAAACGAAGAGCGCGACCTGCCCGCCGCCTATAACCGCAGCCGCACCGACGAGGCCGTCCGCCGCATCGGTAACGGAACACTTTGGAGCATCTCATGAACCGATATGCCATGCGTTTTGCCGTCATACGGTTTATGCCCTATGTCCAAACGCGCGAATTTGCCAACATCGGCATCATCATAACCCACCCGCAAAGCGGCTGCTTCGACTTTAAAATCGAACATCGCTACAGCAGATTGAGCCGTTTTTTCCGCCGCTTCGATCCGCCCGCCTATAAAGCGGCGACCCGTGCCTTTGAAAAAGAATTACAGCGGATTAGAAACCTGGCGGCACACTCCGCGCCCGATCAGATACGCGCCATGCCCGACCATCTGACCCGCCCGCGCGAAGCCCTGATTATGGCCGCCCGACCGGGCGTAACCCTCGCCCCCGGCAGGGGGCAGGAACTGAACCGCCTGTTTGATTATTTTGTCGCCCGCAGCTTCGCCAAAAACCAACCCGAAGCAGAACTTACCCGACAAATACAGGCAATGTCAAAGCCGCTTCAGACGGCATACCCCTTCAAAGAAAGCACAATCGGCGACCCGTCAGGCTTTCACGCCTCCATCCCCTTGGTGCAAAAGGCGGAAAACGGCGAAATACGGAAAATCATCAAGCCTATCTATTTCGGACGGAAAGACCCTGCCGACATCTATTACAAGTCTGATAAGTGGATTGCCGGCATAAAACGGTTGCGGCGCGGCGGATACATCGACCGCTCTGAAATATTGTTTGCCTACGAACCGCCGGAGCGTCCCGACAAGGCACAAGAAAAGGCATTGCTTGACGTATCGGGCGACCTGGAGGAACAGGGCATACAGCTTGCCGATAACCGAAGCGAAGGCAAAATCATCAGAAACTTTGCCTGCGGCTGACAGCCCTCAAGACCGCCCGCGTTATGCGGGCTTTTTACACCCTTCCCTGCAACTACTGCCGAAAGATATTTTTACACACAAATACACATAAAAATTGACAAAATAAAAATTAGTGTGTATTATTACGCACATTGGCAGGCGTGCCATGCATTAAGATTAGGAGTGATAATTGAATAGCCTAGACGTTATTGCCCTACTCAAACAAGACGGTTGGTATAAAGTTGCACAATCCGGGAGCCATTCGCAATATAAGCACCCAACAAAAAAAGGCCGTGTAACCGTGCCGCACCCGAAAAAAGACTTGCCGACAGGTACTGTAAAAAATATCTATAAGCAAGCCGGTTTGAAGTAACGGCAGGCAGCGGGGTTTCCCGCTGCCCCCCTTCTAATCAAACAATCGACGGGTTATCTCACGCGCCCATAAACCTGAACAACATAATTAAAGGAAATCAAATGTTTATCCCTGCCGCCCTGCACAAAGACGAACATTCGGCATATGGCGTAACCATTCCCGACCTTCCCGGCTGTTTCTCTTGCGGCGACACCGTTGAAGAAGCCGTCGCCAACGCCCGTTCTGCCGCCTATATGCATATTGACGGTATGATTGAGGACGGAGGGTTCAAAAACCTTGCCGTAAGCAGCATTGCCGATTTGAGCCAAGAACCTGATTATCATGGGGCAACATGGGTAATGATTGAAATCGACCCTGCAAAAATCAGTCGGCAGCAAATCCGATTCAACGTCAGCTGGCCGCAATACCTTCTTGATAGAGTGGATGAATATACATCCGCAAATCATGAAACCCGTAGCGGTTTTTTAGCCAAAGCCGCCCTGCTCACCATGAATCAGGCATAGCCAGCCCGTTCAACCCGCCCGCACACGCGGGCTTTTCCACGCCCGCCGAACCTGAAAACAACACAAACGGTTCGTGCCGGATTGAGGAATATGCTGAAATATATCGAAAAGATGTAAAATGTACGGAAATGTGCCGGATTTAGATTGCCTGCTTTACAGGAAACCGCATATAATCAAAAGTATGAAACCGCACAACGATACCATTTTCCAAGAGCCAAAGGCTGCCCAAGCGGCCGCCTTCCTGCTGTACAAGGCAAACGGCAGGCTTGAAGTACTGAAGCTGATGAAGCTGATGTACTTGGCTGAACGTGAGTCTTTTTTACGCTTCGGAGAAGGCCTGACAGGTGACGCGTTGGTTTCAATGCCGCATGGCCCGGTACTCTCCATGACCTTGGATTTCATTAACGGCGGACATGAGTCCGTTCCGAACGGATGGGCAACGTGGGTTAGCGACCGCGAAAACAGGATGCTTGCCTTACGCGATCCAAGTATGATTCGGACGCCCGGGCAAGACTTATCGGCATTATCCGAAGCTGATTTGGAAGTACTGGAATCGGTTTGGGAGAATTACGGCCATTATTCCGCATGGGATCTGCGCAACATGACCCACAACGGGTTATGCCCGGAATGGGAAGACCCTCACGGCTCAAGCCGCCCGATTCCCATCAAAAAACTGTTGTCTGTGCTTGGTTATGATGACGAACAAGCCGTAGCGATTGTAGAAAGGCTGGAAGAACAGGCTTACATCAATCGCGCTTTCGGGTAGGGGGCGGTATGCCTCAATCGTGGCAATGCAGGCAAGGCGCATGCCTGCTCATCCCATCCGGTCCAAATAGCTGCCAACACTTGTTTACCATCCTAGTCAATCCGTGTATCCTGCCCAACCGTGGAAATAAGCCGCAGGTTCTTTCTGTCGGCATTTCTTCCGTCCGGGCAAATATCCCATATGATAATGCCTGCATCATCAGGCAGGGAGAACATCCTTTTGTCCGACATGACAGTTATGTCCGCTACCGTGATGCAAGGATTGATGCCGTCGAACACATAGAAAACCGTGTGCATGAAGGAATATTCTCCGTAAAACCACCATGTGGCGAACAACTGTTGAAGCGTATCATTGCCGGGGCTTCAACATCACGATATGCCGGCAGGGAAGTTAAGCTTCTGATTGAAAAATTTGCTATAGCATAATCCTCCGCCCGCATCATGCGGGCTTTTTTCACGCCCCGCCGAACCTGAAAACAACACAAAACCGACAAAGCCGCCCGAAAAGGCGGTTTTCAATCGTCCCCATCGACTACCCCGTGATACCCGGTAACTTTGTAGAGCCTGGGCTTGCCGCGCGCTGTCTGTACGCTTACGTCAACAATATAATATTTTTCAAATGGATAAGGCTCTGCAAACATTTCGCGCTTGATGTGTTCGGGAATCAGGATTTTGACCGGACGGCTGTATATCCCTTCAATAACCGCCTGATTGGTTTCCTTTGTCGGCGCGGCTTGTACGAAATACATCACCATCTGCCCGTAATCCCCTGATTCGGACGCTTCCGCCCGTTCGCCCAGTATCCGCCTTGCCTGATTTTGTACCGTGTTTGCCGCGAAATAGTTGTAGGTAATATTATTGACGACGGAGCCGTTGTTGTCGTTCACGTTGATTTCAATCGACCCGTTTTTATCCGATGCGGCAGGCTGCATGATATTTGCAATATTGCGGATTTGGCTGTCCGTTACCCCTGCGGGTTCTTTGCCTTTACCCATCAGCCAATCGGTAATCTCAATAAAATTCTTGGCGTACGCCAATATCTGCCCCGCGCCTTCAAAAAGCGTACCCGCCAAAGGCAAGAGGGGTGCAAGCTCGGCAATAATGCTGCCCTGCCTGATTTCCTTAATATACAGCCGCGCATGACTGCCCGCGCTGCCGCACATGGATTCGTAATCATCGGCAAGGCTCATCATAGACTGCGCAAATACCGACAATTCCACCGGCTCGCTGTTTCTGACAACCACTGTCAATGTCTGTTTGTCCAATTGCATTTCCATAATAAGCCTCCTTAATTTCATCTGATTTTAATACGCCGCCCGAAATATCGGGCGGTTTTTTGCGCCTGCGAAATCTCAAAAATAAATTCTTTTAATAATCAAAGATAAACATAAATTACCGTAAATAATATTACTAGCGGTATTGCAATAATAAATTACTGGCGGTAATATACACCCATCGAAACAAACAACAACTTGAAGGAAACGGGATGAACGAATTAATCAGCAGAATAAATCGGTTTGGCACAAAAAAACGAGCAAGACCTATTAAGTAAGGTTGCCGAAATATGCAAAGGGGCAGGCGCAAAATTCACCGCCCGAAGAAGCGAGGGCATCAATCACACCGCTTTTACTTTTACGGTTAAAAAAGACGGCTTAAAAGATAAGGCAATGATTGTTTTGTAAGTAACAAACCGCCCGAAAGCTATATCTGCCAAGCCGGGGATAGCACAAAGCGATGAAGTATCGAACTTCAAAGCGGGGCAACGGCACGGCGAAACAGTGAATGCTGCGGGCGGTTTTCTCAAACGGAAAGGACGAAGGCGGTGAAATATTACGGCACGGCGGCTTACGGCAGCCCCGATTGGGGGATGGAAAGATATTACGCGCGGGAGGATATGCGGCAGGCTTTGGACGGTTGGGAGGCGGAAAACCGAATCCTGCACGAATCCGCGCTAATCGGAATCGCCAAAAAATCGGCGCGGGAGTTTGTCCGCGATGCGGACGGCGAACCTTACAGCCAGGAGGATTGGGAAACGTACCTTACGGAAGATGCTTCCCGTATCGGTAAAGATACCGAAGCCGCGATGAACTACGCCATAGACGAGCGGGAATGGTTCGCGCTGGCGGAGAACATCGGCAGGCTGGCAAATTCATAGCGGGCATAGGAATGCCGCGCCGTCAGCCGGGGAGTGGGCGCGGCGGCGGTTTTTGTAGATTTTAGCCGCAAATAACCCCGACGGCGCACGGTCCGTACCATCCTTAGCGGACGCGGTGCGCAATTAAAACCTTTTAAATTAAGGAAATAGAAATGAAGACAAGGAATATTGCGTTTAAGTTGGCGGTATTGGCGGCGGTATTGGCGGCGGGCTATGCCTTCGGATTCGCCAAGGGAGGCGGAAGCCGTACGGCAAAGGGAAAACCCGCCGATATTGCGGCAATGCGTATGGCGTTGGCTCAAAAGCAGGCGCAGGTTGCGGAATTGAGCGCCGAGATTTGGCTGGAAGAGCGGCACCTGAATGCGGAAGAAGAAGCCGGTTGCCGGCGGGTGCACGGCGATGCGGAAGTGCCGGAGGGTAAAGAATGAGCTTCCATCCCGAAACCGCTTATAACGGCGGCAGAGAAACAGAGCCGTACGGACCAAGCCCCGAAGAAATCAAATACCGGCAAAGCCCGGAAACCGCCGAAACACGGCGGATGACCGAAAAACAGGCAGAAGGCCACATTAAAAGCATTATCAGATAACGCCGCCGCGCAAGGCATAAAACAGCGCGAGACCGATAGACGAAACGACCTTTAACAGGAGACCGAAAATGTCATTGATTTTAAGTGTGAAAGACGAAAGCAATTTCAAACCATGCCCGGCAGGCAGCCATCACGCCACCTGCATCCGCATCATCGATTTGGGTACGCAGCTCGTCGAGTACCAAAACGAACAAAAGCGGCAGCACAAGATTTTAGTGCAGTGGGAAATCGACCCTGAAGGCGATCCGGAAATGCTGATGTCGGACGGCAGGCCCTACCTCATCAGCCGCCGATACACCGCCAGCCTGCACAGCAAAAGCCAACTGGCAACAGACCTCAAAAGCTGGCGCGGAAGGGACTTTACACCGGAAGAACGCGACAACTTCGATTTGCGCAATATTTTGGGCAAGCCCTGCCTGTTGAGTATCGCCCACCAAGAAAGCAGCGACGGCAAAACCACCTATGCCAACATTTCCGCCATCAGCAACAAGATGAAGAGCTACACCCCGAAACAGCCGGACAACGCCGTTTTTGCCTTCGACCTGTCAGACCCCGATTGGGCGAATTACGGCCTCCTGAACGAGAAACTGAGGGAGCAGATTGCCAAAAGCCCGGAATATGCCGAAGCCGTAAACGGCCGCCAACCGCCGGCGCCGCCGCAGAAACAGGCCCAAGCGGCGGAAGGGCGGACGGAACACCCCCAAGGCAATGCCGCGCCTGCCGAAGACATCGAGGACGACATCCCTTTTAATTAAGCCCGCCGTCAGGGCGTAAAACCGGACGGAAAACCGCAAACAAACGCCGCACCCTGCGGGCGGGCCCCGCACTCTGAAGCAGTAGTCGATTTTTAGTTTGCAACTGCTTCGGACGGCAACAGAGAAAGGAAACAAAAAAATGGCAAACATCGACCTGACCCAATGGGACGGGAAAACCATTGGCGCCGCCGCCAATCCCGAACAGGGCTACATCAACATCACCATCGGCAGCGACGACCTATTCATCAACATCGAACAGGCATACGCCATACACGCCGCGCTTGGCGAAGCGGTTGCCGAATATGAGGGAGGGGCACAATGACCGCCCTCACACTCTACCGGTGCGCGGCAGACGTACAGGCGGCGCTTGATTACTACTTCGACAGCGAAACCGAGCGCGAAGACACGCTGGAAGCCGTTATCGGGCAGTTCGAGGTCAAAGCGCAATCCGTTATCGCTTATATTAAAAACCAAGAAATCACGGAAAAAATGCTTGAAGGGCACATCAGGCGGATGACCGGGAAGCTCAAGGCGGTAAAAGCGCAAAATCAAAGCCTGAAAGACTACTTGGCGCGCAATATGCAGGCGGCGGGCATTACCGAAATCAAAGCGGATGACGGCACTTTTAAAGCCTCGTTCCGCAAATCCGAAGCCGTCGTGATCTTAGACGAAGCACAAATCCCCGCCGAATTTATGCGTGAGGCCGTCAAAACCGAACCGGACAAAACCGCCATCAGAAAAGCGATTGAAAGCGGTCGGCAAGTAGCAGGCGCGAAGATTGAAGGGCGGAAGAATTTGCAGATTAGATAAACCGTAGAAGATGTTGACGACAGCATCCCATTTTGAGTTAAGGAGCAAAAAATGAGCTATTTGGAAGATGTAAAAAACGCATTAAGGGTAATAGATAACTTATGCAAAGAAGCATTAAAAGAGCCTGAATCGTTAGAGGGTTATATAGACGAAATTAGGGATAAAGCAGACGAAGCGGATACCTCTTTGGAATTTCTAAAGGATGTAATAAATTATGGTATTAGCGATTTAAAAAATGTAATTGAGGTGTTTGAAGATTGCGTTTGATATTAATGGAACAAGACATGAACTATCAATTTAAATTCGGCGACCCCGTGAGAGATACAGCTTTATGATTGGGCATTGAGAGAACGGCATCAAAAAATCGAGAAAACAAAATGCAAACAGTAGCAACAAAACCGACGGCAAAACAGATGCTTGCCGCCAAACGCGCGGCGAAGGAATCAACGCGGCAGGAACGCGCCGTCAAACGCGCGGGAACAGTAAAAAACGTTGACCGGAACCGGCTGTCCGCCCGGTCAAAAGCGCAAAAAGAAAACATCGCCCGGATGTTGTCGGGCGCAAAGGTATCGGAAGACGAAGCCCTGACGTGCGGCATCATGATGCGGCTGTCCCTGCAGGATATGCGCTATGCCTGCAATCAGGAGTTAATCAACTTCGCCGAACATATCGTCAAACAGGTGCAACGCTTGGGCCTGTACTGCAACACGGACGACCCCGCGAACGAGGAAAGCGTACTGTTTGCCTGCCGCGAAGCATCGCAGGCGGTCGCGCAATGGACTAAGGATTTCGACGACCTTAGCCCGAATCAGCGCCAACTCGTGCTGCGTCCGCTGTCAAATCTCTTCGCCGCGTACGAAGAATTTCTGAAAGACGCGCCTGCACGGCTGATAGCCGAAGTATCGGCATACTCATTGGCCGTGCGGGTTGCCAAGAAAGCCATGGCGTTTTTAGAACTTGACGGCGGTTTGATTTCGGCGGTCGGCAAAGTCGTCAACGGCGCGGATTCGCGCGCGGAAGCCCGCCGCCTGAAAATGCCGTACGCGGAATTTACAGGCCGGATCCTACACGCCGCGAACCTGCTTTACGATGTGGGCATTCAGGCGGACAAGGAGCTTTCGGCGATGTACGGCAGGCCGCTGAATCCCGTGCGCCCCCGACGGATAAGCGACGTGCGCCGGCCGATGATGAAAATGCTTGTTGCGGACAAAGGCGGCGCGTTGGTCCGGGCCGTAAAAGACTCGGAAGACGTCATCCGGCATTGCGACAACGGCGCCGGCTTCAGCTGCTTCAACTGGACCGAACATTTCAAACGGACGGCAAACCTGATCAGCCTCATGCACAGGGAAGCGGCGGCATGAGGACGCACATCCGGACCTGCGTGTATCACGATTCCGGCACAAAAGGCTCAAACACGGCATCAGGCATAAGCGGCACGGCTGCCGGCGCGGCGGAACAAGCGTTTTTCAGCGCGGCGAAGACGGCAAACCGCAGCGCGTCAGCCGCATCCGCAAACGCTCCGCCACACCCGGACAAGCCAAAGAACGGACGAAAACCCATGACGTTTCAAGGACACAACAACCGTAAAAAAGCCGGCGGCTACGCCGAATACATCACGGGCGGCAGCTTGAGGCGGCTGGTTGCCGCCAAAGTCCGCCGATACTGCGGCGAACACCCGGGCGTATTTGACGGCGCGGCAGGAAGCGGGCAGCTGGAGCAGTACATCGAACCGTCCGATTTCCGCGCCGTAGAGATACAGGCGGAAGCGTGTAAAGCCTTGTTGCAAAACTACCCTGCCGCCAAAGTATACAACACAAGCCTTTTCCTTTATACCGACGGCGAACCGCAAGACTGCACCGTCATGAATCCGCCGTTTTCCATCAAGCTAAAGGATTTGAGCGAAGACGAAAAAAGCCGTATCGCACAGGAATACCCGTGGAAGAAATCGGGCGTAGCCGATGAAATCTTCGTTTTAAAAGGATTGGAAAACGCCCGCCGCTTCGGATTCTTCATCCTGTTCCCCGGCATCGCCTACCGCAAAAGCGAGCAGCGATTCCGCGAAATCATCGGCAACCGGCCGGCAGAACTCAACCGCATACAAAACGCGTTTGAAGACACGCCGATCGAAGTGCTTTTACTGGTTATCGACAAAGACAAAACCGACGGCGGCTGCATCCGCGAACTGTACGACTGCAAAACAGACACCCTGCTTGCCGCCGACACTTGGCAAATCGAACCGGACTTGTGGCAAACCGTGCAAGAACCTGCACCGCCGAAGGAAAAGGAAGACCCCGTCCTCTTGGAACACGAATGCCGTGACGCAGCGGCAAAGCGGATTGCCCGGGAATTGAGGTTCAGCAAAATGGTCAACGAGATAGAAGGCTGGCCGCATACCGAATTTGACGGCTTTTGCGACCGCCTGTGCAACCTGATACAGGCAGAGAAATACGGAAAAAAACACTACTTCCCGTGCAGCCTGCCACTTTTCGGAGGGGCGGCCGGCTGAATAACCGCCCGAACAGGAGGACTTATGCACCGACGCAGGCTGAACATCCGCCAAGCCGTAAAAAAGCGGAAACTCAGACAAAGCAGAATTAACAGAAAGAGGTATATATGAACATCAGTAAAGAACAAGGGCTTTTAATCGCATACGGCGGCCGCCCGTATATCCCGCCGAGGGAAGTACACAAAGACTTTTTTGCCCATATCGGCTTTAACGCGTTTAAAGCATCGGGGGTGCGGTGCGAGCTTCCGTTTCCGATTTTCCGATTGTCCGACAGCCGAAAATCGGAATATTTCGTCAGCGTCCGAGAGCTTGCAAAGGCAATCGCAGACAAGGAAGAAAAGGCAAAATCGGAATATCGGAAATTCCGGTCTTGATGCAAGACGGAGGAATCAGGGGATGCGGCACATCCCCTTTAATTTAACATCACTTCCCGGATTTTATATCGCTTTGCGCCTGCATCATTGCCTCTTTAAAATCCAGCCGCGTCGAGCGTTTGCGTACGCTCACATACCTCTGCAGGCTGTTCCAACCGTCATGCAGCGTTACCCGTTGCATTTGCGGAATCGTGAAGCCGTCTTCAGCCATACGGGTAGCAGCCTCGTGCCGTAAATCGTGGAAGCGCAAGTCTTTAATTCCAAGAACCTTGCACGCCCTCGTCCAAGCGGCGGAAACCGATTTTCCGTTGCACGGTACAAGGCTGTCGGCGATGCCTTTGTTGGCAAGCATACGCTTCCTGACCGATTCCTCCGGCAGCTCGTCAATGACCGGCAAAGCCATAGGCAGAATATCAAACTCCTTATTATTCCCTGTGCTGCCGTTCGGATTTTTTAAATCACGAACCGGCCGGGTACAATCATTTTTGTGCCAGTCGTCAAACAGCAGGCGGCAAATCTCATCCTGCCGCCTTGACGTATAAATCGCCAGCCACATAATCAGGTGCATCGGTATGGAAGATTTCCTGCTTTGCCATTGCCGCAGGAAATAAGTTGTCAGGGTTTGCAGTTCTTCCGTGGTCGGCAATCTGTCCCTGATTGCAGATTTCGCAACCATATTCGAGCGTTTCAGCCCGTTTGCCGCGAAATCCAATTCCTGCCAGCCTATTTCAAGCCCCCACACATAAAAGGCGTGTTTTAGCACGGAACGGATATATTGCAGCTCCTGCAATGCCGTAGAAGCCGCGATTGGCGCAATGTCCAGTTCGGGGATTCCGCGCCGCCTCTGCATAACGTGTTCCGCGAAATCAGACCGTTTCAGCTTATCGATGCCGATGCCGCCAATCGGGAACTCCATCAGAAAACGCAAGCCCATTTTCTTTGACCGACCCGCTCCAAGCGTTTCGTTAAGATACTTCCGCATAGCTTCGGACAGCGTCATCATCTTGACCTTGCCGCGCTTGAAAAGCAGTTCTGGACCGGCTTCGATTTCCGCCTCCCGTTTCTTCCCCCATTCGACCGCCAAAGCCTTTTTACTGAACGTCCTGCTCTCATTGAAAGCAGGATAGCCTTTCTTGCCGACCCGTACCTGAACCCGATATACTGTTTCGCCGGAAGGATTGCGCCGCTTGGTTATTGTTGCCAT